TTTGAAGCCCGGCCGCACCACCGGGTGCGATTGCCTTCCTTATTGATTTACAAGGAATTTTCCTGCCCCGATTGTCGCTCAGAGGCGGGAGTGTCGAAGAAGTGTCGAAAATCCCTAGCAGGCCCAAACGCTAACACGTCTTGAAGGTGATCGGGCGCAAGGTGCGCGTACCGCATTGTCATCGCCAGGGACGAGTGCCCAAGTATCTTCTGCAAGGTCAGGATATTGCCACCGTTCGCAATGAAGTGTGAGGCGAAGGTATGCCGCAACACATGCGACTTTTGTCCCGCAGGCAACCCCAGCCCGGCTCGCGAAACCGCCTCATCGAACCGATCCCGGCAGTTGGTAAACGCACCGTGTTCCCGAAGATGTTGGCGAATCCGATCTGCCAGCTTCGGATCGACCGGCACCACACGACGACGCTTCGACTTCGTGTTCACGAACTGGAGCATGCTATCGCCCACCCGGCTGATCGTGAGCCCTTGCGCTTCACCCCATCGGCAACCCGTTACCAGACAGATCATGGCGATCAGTTCGACATGCGGGTGCGTCATGCTGCGCAGTACCTGGAACAGTCGGTCGATCTGATGGCTGTCGAGGTAGGAAAGCTCCCTTTCCTGGACCCGGATCGCTCTGAGCATCGAGAGCGGGTTATCGAACTCGATTTCACCAAGTCGCCGCAGCTCATTGAACATGGCCCGCAGGTACGAAAGCTCATTGTTCAGCGTTTTCGGGCTGATGCCGGACGCGAGGCGCTTGGCGCGGTACTCCGCGAAATCGGTAGCGGTAAAGGCTATGGCCACAGGGTCTTTCAGGCGTTCGACCATGCGATCCATGATGACGCGGCGACCTTCGTAGTCGGACAGCGAACCGCCATGCAGACGACCCCAGCAGTCCACCAGTTCGGAGAGGCGTCGGCGATCCTTCGGCTTCGGTGACCATTGCGGGCTTTCGATCAGCTTGGATCGGCACGTCGCTTCGAAGCGTTGAGCTTCGCCCTTGGTCTTGAAGGTCTTGCGGAATCGCTTGCCCTTGATCGGCTCAACATCGACCCGCCAGCGACCGTCAGCAAGTGCCTGTATCGCCATCAGACGGCACGCCCCCAGCGCACGTGTCGTTCCTGCAGCAGATTCTTGATGTGCTTGTAGAGGTCGCGCTCGCTCATGTCCTTGGCGGCGTAGTGGTCGCGGATCACTGGCCAGCATTCCCATTGCTTCAGTCGATCAAATGCGGTCTTAGCGCCCACTCGCTCCCTTGCCAGCAGGCTTACGAAGTTTCCCAGGAACAGCTCCACGTTCTTGCCTGAGAAGCCTCGAGAGGTCTTGTAGTACCGCTTGTATTCCGTCTCATCGATCAGAGAATCGACCGGCAGATCGACCCTTGCGTCATCGCGCATCAGTGTCCAGATCGGCTCGTAGTAGCCGGGGCGGGCGATCAGCTTGAATTGGCTCAGGCCGTAGCGCCACAGGCCGTCCAGATGGGCCGAGAAGGCCGCAAACGAATCCGTATCGATGGCTTCCCCGGTCTTCGCGCTGATCGAGCCGCTGGCGAACTGCTGGATGACCGAATGGTGATAGCGCAGCTCGACGCGCCACACGTCAGCGCCTGAATCGTAGTTCTCGGGGTCGGCCGGATCGAAAGAGTCTCGACGACGCCAGACGCTTTCCCAGTAGTCGAGCTTGTCTGTTGCGCGGGCCTGCTCGGTCTTGTTGTAGATGCACAGCTGGACGCCGCCAGCGGAGCCGAACATGGACGTTTCACCACGACCGTAAACGCTGGACTTGGTGGCCCACTCCAGTTCCTTGATGCCGGAAATATCCCGGTGCGTCCGAGCGCGGCAATGCAGGCGCGCTACCAGATCAACCGGAGGCTTCCAGCCCTGGAGGTCCAGCGCCAGATGGACAGCGCACTGGTTGCGTTCGCGGTTGGTCATCACGGCGGCGGCGTAGTAATCCATCCGCTCTTGCAGACGTTCCGGCGACAGCGCGTCGATAGCGTGCGGCGACACCTCGATTTTCAGGTGTGGCCCGATGTTCTCCAGCTTGGCGTTGAAGTTCTTGATCAGCAGGATGAACCCGAGGTCGGCGTTCTGGAGCTTGTACTGGTAGCCAGAGTCCCGGCCGACCCGTCCCGAGTGCCAGACTTCACCAGCAAACTCGACCATCGCGCCCGGCTTCTCGAAGAGCGCCATGACTTCCGGGCGGATCAGCCCGCGATAGAGTTGGCGGACGGTGTCGACGCCGCAGCGTAGCAATCGGACCTTCGACAGATCGGTGATCGCCGCAGTACCCGGATCAACGAACAGCCGTCCGCGTTTGGTCGGGTTGCCCGTGATGTGGTCCAGTCTCGCTTGGTCTTTAACGCTCATTCTTTGAATCTCCAACAATGTCCAATAATGGACGGTTTCAACTCTGGTTATCTGACGTGTTACAGGGACGTCAGCGCGCGCGTTTGCACGCCGGCTCGTGCCTCGCCGCGCGTGCAAAGAGCGCGGAGCGCACGCGCGCTGACGGTCATCACCACAGGAATTGCCCCTTCTGGTACGGCACGACGGTCAGGTTCGGGCCTCCCGCCGGTTGCACAGCTGCAGCGTGAGCGGGAGGCGTCGTCGGTGGCGGGGTGGTTTGGGCGTGCTGGGTTTGCGCGCTGGGGGAGCGGTCGGGCAAAGTCGGGTCGAAGAAGCCGTTCTCGACCACGCGCATGCAGAAGGCGAAATCGGTTTCTACCCGCGTGCTCTGCTGCGTGTAACACTGGCAAACCGTAGGCGTTCCGTTGACTACCGCATGCGCCATTCGCCCGAACTCGCGGGCATAGGTCGCAGGGTCGGTGCTGGACATACAGTAGAGCCGGGGAAACGACACGGGCCGCGTCAGCTCGTCGTAGATCGGCGCCGACGATGGCACTTGGGGTATCCGAGGCACGCGCCGTCCGATGTAGCTGGCGGCGCTTTCCGGCGCATCGGATTTCGCTTCGCCAGCCGGCTTGATGAACGAGCCGACCGTATCCCTCACTTGATCCACCATGCTCCCGGCCGGCGCGCTGGTGGCTGTCGCGGCTTGCGCTTTCTCGGCGGCATAGCGCTCATAGGCGCGATAAACGAGGATGCCGGCACCGAGGATCACGCACAGCGCCAGGATGAACTTGGTCGGCACCTTGGTCTGGAAGTGGTGCTTGGCGTTGCTGCTGGTGTAGGCGCCGAAGTAGCGCTTATCCAGGCGCAGCGACTTCTTGTCGGCGTCCTTGAAGCTGGTTTTCAGCTCGACCTTTTCCACCACCACTTCCGACTCGAAGCGCAGCAGTTGGGCAGACTTGAACACGCGCCAGTAGTGAATATGGGAGTTGCACAGCCGGCGCAGGTGGACATCGAGATAGCGCGGGTCCTGGGTGACGAGGTGAACCTCATGGCCCTGGTGGCGCATGGTCTCGAAGCGAGTGATGTGCTCCGGTGGCCGCGCCCGTGGATCGCGTGCGCCGAACCAGCCCTGCGCTTCGTCCACGACGATGATCGAATCGTTTGGCAGCTCGAACCACTTCTCGGGATCTTCGAACTCGAACCACTGCGCTTGCAGCTGATCGGGCTTGAGGCCGTTGATGTTGTAGAAGTAGACGACGCGGCCTTCGGCGTGGGCCTTCTGATCCACTTCACGGATGGTGTTGAGGGTCTTGCCATGGCCGGGCTTGCCGGTACGGATAACGAGCATGACGGCGCCTCCTTAGGCTTCGATGGAGGTGCCGCCCGGCTTATGCCAGACCTGATTACGTTTGCGGTCGGTGGCCTTGTCGATGCCGGCGAGGATGAAGCGCGTGGAGATGGCGGCGAAATACAGGTTCACCACCACATCGAACTTGGCCAGCCCGAGAATCCCCTGGATCACCGGCCCGACATCGCCCATCAGCCCGAACAGGTAGTCCTGCGCCTGGCCAATGATGAGGTTGAAGCCCATGTACGAGACGAAGCCGAAACCGATCATTTTCAGCACCATCTTTACCAGCGGGCCGACGATGATCACGAGCATCTGCACGATGAATAGAAACTGCATCACTGACCTCCTACGGCGCGGCCCACATACAGGGCGGCAAGAACGGTGGCCACAGCCACGAACAGGCCGCTCAGATCACTGGCGGCGCGGCAAAGCGGTTCGTAGCTGAGCTGGAAAGTGCGGCCGCCTGCTGTGGTCAGGCTGAAACTTTCGGCGGCTGGACAGGCGGACGGCAGAAAGCGGGTGCCCTGGTTGATGAAGGACGGCACGTCGATGACGCCGGAGCCCTCATCCAGCTGGAACCGGTCGCCGGTAACAGCCGCCTCGATGGCGGGCTTGTGCTTGGGGAAATCTGTCATCTCCTCAGCGAGGCACAGCTGTTCCTTTTGCTGCCGGAGCACTTCGCAATCAATCGGGTCGCCACTGCAGGAAAAGCCCGCATCGCAGGAACCAGCCGACGCCAAGCGTTCCGGACCTTCTTCGCCTTCGTCTTCACCCTCCTGGCTTTCCTTACAGCCAGAGCCTTTGCATTCCTTGCTTTCGTTGCCTGGGGTGCCGTCAGGGTTGGTGCCGGATGTGGACTTTTCTTCGGCCGTGGTCGACGTACAAGGCTTTGTGCCAACGCAAACAGTCTTGTCGGTGGTCGTGTTGGTTTCCGTCTTGGTGGAGCCGTCCGGGTCGGTGGTCTTGGTGGTTTCCTCGGTTTTCGTGGTGTCTTCGTACCGCGGTGCCGGCTTGCCGGTGGTGCAGTGCAGGTAGTCCGCGGCGTTGCTGCAATTGAGCTGGCCGGGCTCTTTCAGTTTTTCGCTACTGGTGCAGTTGCGCGATTGGGAGCCGTCCGCGTTAGTGACCCAGTCACCGCATTGGCTTTCGCTGGTGAACTGAGGCGTGCTGTCGGCCGGCGGCTTGGACGGTGGCTGATCGAAGACGCTGCCGGGAGGCGGGTTGTTCGAGGTGCATTGCGAGCCGGCACCCCGGTAAACCACCTTGCAGTAAACGGAGTCCAAATCCTTGCCGGTGGTGTCTTCTAGAAAACGGTTGCAGCCTTTAACCGTGGCGGTGCGGTTGTAGAGGCAGCCACTTTCACAAATCGAGGATGGCGGCAGCGACGGCGGTACGGACGGGTCCAGCGATCCGGCGTTGTACTCGTGGACGAATTCGCCGGTTGCCGTGGCGCATTGGTCCGGTTCGGGCGCCACACACTCACCGGTAGCTGTGTCGTACTCAGAATTGGCAGGGCAAGAATCACCACCGCGGTAAATAGTCCGGTTTGCATCGAGCCAGGTCTGGAGCGTGTTTTTTATAAAACACGTCGCAACGCTCCCATTACCTGAAACCTCAGTTCTGACGTATTCGCGATGCGATGGGGCTTCTTGCACAAAAGACATACAGGCCGAGACAGCGCTGGAAAATGCCTTATCTTGATAGCCGGTCCAAAAGTAATCAGCAGCACTGGCAGTCGTATGCCAGAGCACCAATGACAGCACGGCAACTAGATATCTGTTCATCCCTACACCCGCCCAAAAAACACGAGATAAAACGCCAGGGTGGTCAGGATCAGGACGTACAGTTCGTAGCTCATTGGCGTTTCCCTGGAAGAGAAAACCCCGCCGGAGCGGGGTTTGTTTGCTTCGGCACATGCAGTGCGCGGTTCCTGGTTACAGGGCGCGGCGCATGTACTTGAACGCCATCGCGGCGATGATCACGGCGAACACCGCCCAACCGATGGTGCCGACGTCGGTGCCCGCGGTATCCAGCGCCGCGGTGGCTTCGGCCGGGACGGCCGCGTAGACGGAGCCGGCAGCAGCCGAGAGAGCAACGGCAGCGCCGAGGCCGATTTTCTTGATGAAGTGCTTGTTCAGTTGCATGGGTGATACCTCACTGTTTCAGGGCTTTTTTCAGGACCAGGAAGCCGAACACGGTGGCGAACAGAACAATCGCTTCGCCTTGCAGCTCGGAGACTTGGTCCCAGGTCAGTGCAGAGCCGTAGAGGCTTTGCATTTCCTCGACCGTGAGGGCGACCAGCGAGCCGGAGCAGATGGGCGAGCCATCAGCGCCTTGCAGCCAGTCACCGTCACAGGCGAGGAAATTCATTCGCCGGCCTGCTCGAGGTCGGCGATTTGTTCGGAGGGTTCGCAGTCGGGGCAGACGGCGAAGTGGGGCGGTAGGCTGAGGTCGGGCAGCAGGTCGCTTTGCGGCGCGGGCAGCGCCATGAGCTTGCCCATGTCGTTTCCGCAGCAGTCGCAATACACCCGGTCATCGATCAGCATGGCCGCCCCTCCCGGTTAGTTGGCCTTGGCCGGGTCCGGCTGGGTGCCGGATGGCTTGGCGGCTGGGGTCGGTTGCTGAGTCGGCTTGGTGGCTTGAGCAGCGGCTGCTTTCACGGGTTCGACGTGCAGGACGATGAACTTGCCGGCGTTCTTGGAGCCTCGCTCGATCTCGGTGGTGACGCGGATCGGCTCAAGCACATCGAGGCTTTCGCAGGCGGACCACACTTCGTCCAGGGCTTCTTCGGAGACATTCATCGACAGGATGGAAATGCCGAGGTCACGCTTGCCGTCCGGCTCGTCACCGACAAACAGCTTCACCAGCTTCACGTTGTCGAACTCGACTTTCTCGGCGCTGAGAAATGCAACTTCCATGATCGAACGTGCCATTTGTGTTTCCTCTCTCTAGTTGCGCTTTATTGCGCTGCTTTGCTTTCTGCAGGCCGAGCGATCCCGAACCGATGAACTAGTAAGTTCGCCGAGGTGATCCGTTACTTGGCCTACCGGTTAAAACTTCGCGTTGTGCGTGTTCTCTAGTTGGTTAACACCAAGGGCTTTGCCCTTGTCATCCCACTCTTGCCGCCGAGGGCTCGGGAGCGCGGGGCGGTGAAGCTGCCCCACACTCACGAGCGGAGGCTGTTTCGGTTCGTGCAGGGTCAAGGGTGCGCTTCGCCCGTGCTTCCGTTCGCCGGATCGGTGAAGCGTGATCCGACGAGCCGGGAGCGCGGCCCTGGACCTGATCGATTTCGGTCGGGGCTTCGGCTAGAACGGAAATTGCTCGCTCGGCGCCGAGGTTGAATCTTGGTAAGCAACGCTCCACCACTTCGCGGGGCGGTCGGGTGGCGTGTGCTTCTCGCAGATAGAGGCCGGTTCCACTGTCCACTCCGAGACCAGAGGCTTCCAGGTTCCACCGACGCGGCCCATTTGCAGCGTGCGAATCGGCCGCGCATACGCGGGGCGGCATTGGGCGCAGCGTGTGGACAGGGAGGGAGCGGTTTTCGCCATTTCGCGTCTGGACCAGCAGACAGAGCAGTCGCAGTCCTGGGCGTGCGGAAGGCGTAGATAGCTGGTCGGCTTCGACATAGGTCATCCCATCCCCTGGCTTTCCATGAGCGGCGCGGATCATGTGTCCCACTCCTTTTCCATGAGCTGCTTCACCAGCAGCGCCACGTTGACCATCACGTACTTGCCGACCTTGTGCGACGGGATGTAGCCGTTGCGAATCCAGCCCCACACCACGTCGTGTTCATCGCCCATGCGAATCCAGTCCGCGAACTGGCGCCACGGCATGACCGGGGGCGCGTTGAGCAGGTCTATCGGCGGTAGGTTTCCTTCCATGTCCTTGGCCTTTGTTGCACTATGTTGGTCTATAACAGACGCTATATTTGCTTAGTAGCATCTACTCACGGCCGCCAGTATGACATAGTGGCTACTCAGTACAATATACTTAGTAGATCATTTCGGAATGATAAGAGATCGGCTTATAAGCCTTTTCAACAAGGAAAGGACTAGCGTTTGGTTCGAGCGGGAAACCGGCATCGACCGATACCGCTGGGGGAACATCCGCAACGGAAAGGCGCGCGTGTCAGACGCCGAGATCGACGCCGTGGTGAAGCTGTTCCCGCAATATGCGCTGTGGATCGCCAGTGGCGAGATTGCCCCCGAGTGCGGACAGGTAAGCCCTGAGTACGACGAGGCCAACCGAAACTTGACCAGTCAAGACGCGGGATAGCGATCACCAAGGAAGTGACTAGGCGCTGGTACGCCCGAAAGGAGTTGGGAGAGTAATGAAACGGCTTTTAGTGATTCTGTTTGCGCTTGTGACAACAGCGAGTGTGCGTGCTGAGGAGGTTGCCTTTTATATAGGTCAGGCAAGCGAGGAATGGGCTTTCAATGTTACAGGGAAGGGGCGTGCATTAGTCGGCGAAAGTTTGGTTTATGCTCAGCTAGACAACATCAAAATTGTAAATAATCCAAAATATCCGAAGCGCAAAAGCATAAAGGATGTTGAAGTCGCGTTTGGGTATTACCAGCCCGACGGGAAATGGAACGTAAAGCATGTTGGAGGGCGCCGGCCAGTTAACGAAATCACAGATGTAGGTGATTCAGTCACGCTAGAAGCTTTGAACGCTACGTTATCGCTTACGAATGCCGAAACCCCAAAGGATTATTGGGTTGTAGTCATTATCTGGCTAAGTGATACGCAGACAGTTTATGCGCACTCAAGGAAAGATATTTTTTAGAGAAGCGGCCGGCTGGCCGCTCCCCTGAAAGGCAATCTCAGGTTGTGTGGCATGGGTTGCAGCAGTAGTAGCAACCGTTAATTTTCGTTGCTTTAGGCCACCTGATCTTCGCTGAAAAAACTGCGCTCTGGCAGTTCAAGTGCTCCCCTAGGTCTACTTGATTTTCAGTCTGCGGCATAAAGGTGCACCCTGTGGTTGCGTTATGCACCTCGTAGTCTCCGTTGGCCTGTTGATTATTATTAATAATATATCTTGCCATTCAGCGTCCCCTCCGAATATCAATGATAACAAACGCCCCAAAAAGGGGCGTCTCAGAGAGAATAGTACGAAGCCATTATTTTGCCAGCTTTTGGAGGTCACCTAGTCACAAGGCGGCGGGCCTGAGCAGCCGCGCGAATCGCTGTCTGGTTGGCCGTGAAAACGGTTATGCCTGGATAGGTGCAATAGTCTGCATCATCAGTAATGACGTTAAGTACGCCGAAATCGACTGCTCTTTCAGCCATAAAAAGATCGTATCCATCCAGTTGTACGGTTCCGAACTTTTTTACTGATGCTGTGACAAATGCCTCGTCCAAGTTGATAGGCATGACTTGACTCATGTCTGTTACATCAAGCCAGATGCCTTCAATTAAGTTTGTTACTCGCCGATGTTGGTTGGGATAGTTTCGACGAAAATCCTTTGGCTCAATATTTCTGTTCGCGTTGAAAGCGTATATTTTCCTTTCCGCGGCCTCTATATTATGCGCTAGCTCGGAAAAACTTAGCGGAGAGCAGAAAAGCTGAGTGTTTGCACTAAGACAAAGCTTCAAGAAGTTCGGGTAATCATTGGTTTGATACTGCCGTGCTTCTTGGGATGCCTTGGGATAGTGAAGCCAATACCAAGCGTTAGTATCAACAAGGAACGAGTCTCGGTCGGACGGTGTATCAGTTCTGATATCCACCACATTGGCTCTGACATTAAGAGCCATTAGTGTGCCTTGGATGACTCTTCGACGATTCTGGCAGCGGCCGAACGTTGCTCACGCGAGGAGCTATAGTAGTCCTTCGCGTTTTCTATGACTCGACGAAGTACGCGGCCGCCGGATTCAGATATATGAATAATCTTAAGATGGGAGTTTAGATCTTCGGCACGCATATCGGCTAAAAGCGCACCGATTCCGGCATTGAAGAAGGGAGAGGCAAATACCTTAACTCCTTCAAAGTCCAGTTCTATATCTCGACCATGAAGCAGCGGTTCATGAATATTTTGAAAGATTGCTCTTCCATCATCTAAAGTCATGGCGTTTTCGCCGACGACTTCTCGAACCTGTATGCGCATACCTAGCCTCATCAGAAAAATGGCTGTTGATTCAGCTCATTTGACAGCAGGTAAAACCTATCATCACAGCTTAGGCGAATCTGAACCAGGGTCCCCGCAAAAATAGGGCCAATATTCTGGTATCTTTCACCATCCGCGTCAACACGAGCGTATCCGTCCTGGCTAAAAAGCTCTAGGCAGCCGTTCGCCTTTTGAACAAAATCTTTAACCAAGTCGAGCCCCATGCCTCTCGGAACAGGGGTGTCAGTGGTGGTGAAGCCACGACAGAATGCGCGCCTCATAGCTTCCTCGGTTGGGCAAGGATATCCAAGGTATGACCTGACCTTAGATGGGATGCCCACCCCAAAATCTGCGATGGTCAACAACAGTTGCCGGTGCCGAGGGAAATGCTGCCCACAAGAGAATACTCCAATCGGTGACGACGAGTGTTCAAATGCGTTAGTGAACAGCTCCCAAACCTGACCCATGATGGCGTCAGCCAGGCCCTCACTAACTGATATCCACCCCCGACCTAGCCAATCATGCCTAAGGCTGTCAACGATTAATGACTCGTTGGGCTCCAGGAACTCCTTGTAAGGTATGGCATTCCCGCGCCACGGCGTTAGGGAGGCACCCATAGCGTGTGCAAATCCATTTTGTGTCAGGTTGGCCAGCACATTCGGACGCATGGTATTTCCCAAGAACATCACGGTGCGGCCCTGTCGTAGGAGCATGCGTGCGAGCCCACCGAGAATTACCACTGCGTTGGGACGAAGAAAGTCACAGCGGGAAAACTCGAAGTGAATCGCATTACCATGAGGAGCTGAAAAGGCCTCCTGCCAAATCCCGTGCAGCCTTTGAAAGTCCCACATCTGATCGTTGAGGCGCGGGACAGAGATAGTTGAGATAGTCAAAGCCAATTCCGGAATACGGCTAGCACCAAGCAGGGTGGCGCAATGATAGCTCAAGTGGCTGGTGAGCCAAGCGAGCGCCAACCATTGCAGAGGCCAATTGCCCAAAAGGTGTCGAAAAAGTGTCGAAGCTAATGGCTAAAAAAGGCAAATATTCACCAGAAGTGTGAGGCGTTAAATCTGGTCTTGCCCTGTCTTTGCCAACATAGACCAATAACTCACAGCGCAATCAGAGGATTTGAAGCCCGGCCGCACCACCGGGTGCGATTGCCTTCCTTAT